TAAATCCAAGGGTGAAAAGTATGTGGGTGCTTATGTAAAAGAACCACAAGTAGGACAACACAAATGGGTTATGTCTTTTGACTTGAACTCTCTATATCCTCACTTGATTATGCAATACAATATTTCCCCAGAGACTTTGTTGGCAAAACAACTTAATCTTGGTGATAGTGCAGTTGATGACTTGATTGCACAGAAATTTAAAATCAAAGACATGCTTCCATCAAATGTAACGATGACACCTAATGGTGCATTGTTCAGTAAAGACAAACTAGGTTTCTTGCCTGAGATGATGCAAGAGATGTACAATGACCGTACCATTTACAAGAAGAAGATGCTTACTGCTCAACAGCAATATGAAGATACCAAAGATGCTAAATACTTAAAAGACGTATCTAAGTTTCAGAATATTCAGATGGCTCGTAAGATTTCATTGAACTCTGCTTATGGTGCGATTGGCAATGAGTGGTTTAGGTATTATGATTTGAGGATTGCAGAAGGTATTACTACCTCTGGACAGTTCTCTATTCGTTGGATTGAGAAGTCTATTAACATGTATCTAAACAAACTCCTTAAAACGGACGGAGAAGATTATGTTATTGCATCGGATACAGATTCAGTATATATTACTTTTGACAAGCTTGTTAATACTGTGCTTAAAACAAAAGAGGGAGAATCAGAAGATTCATATCGTGGGAGGGCTGTGGATTTCCTTGATACAGTCGCTAAAGAAAAACTTGAACCTTTTATCGATAAGAGTTATCAAGCTCTTGCTTCGTATGTAAACGCATATGACCAAAAGATGCAGATGGCACGAGAGGTTATTGCAGATAAAGGTATCTGGACTGCAAAGAAAAGATACATTCTCAATGCATGGGATATTGAAGGTGTTCGTTACCAAGAACCAAAACTCAAGATTATGGGTATCGAAGCAGTTAAGTCTAGTACTCCTGCTCCTTGTCGTGACAAGATTAAAGAGTGTCTAAAGATTATTATGTCTGGTACAGAAAAGGATGTAAACGACTTTATCCAAGAATTTCGTGAAGAGTTTATGAAGTTGCCTCCAGAAGAGATTGCATTCCCTCGTTCTGTTAATGGACTAAAGAAGTGGAGTAGTAGTTCTGGTATCTTTATGAAGGGTGTTCCTATGCACTGTAAGGGTGCATTGCTTTACAATCACTATACTAAGATGAACAAACTGAATAACAAGTATCCTCTTATACAGGAAGGTGACAAAATCAAGTTCTTAAATATGAGACAACCTAACCGTATGTCATCCAATGTGATTTCATTCATTACTAAGTTGCCTACAGAACTAGACTTGCATAAGATGGTTGACTATGATTTACAGTATGAGAAGTCTTTTGTTGAACCTTTGACGTTTATTATGAACCAGATTGGTTGGAACATTGACCGTTCTTACGGAACACAAACAACATTGGAAGATTTTTTTGGATAAATGCCTTGACATTTGTTGGCAAAACAAGTATACTACTAGTATAAATTATGAAAGAGGAAGTGAATGAAGTATTTTAGATATAATTTGGATGAGTTGAAACAATCATCTGATAGAAAACTTTTCAATTATATATCGTTTTTTGCAGGCGGTGGTGGTTCATCAGCAGGATATAAACTTGCTGGTGGCGATTGCCGTTTCGTTAATGAGTTTCAACAGGTTGCAGTAGATACCTATTTGTCGAACTGGCCTGAAACTCCAGCACACATTTGTGGTGATATCAAAGATGTTACTGGTGCAAAGATTATGGAGATGACAGGACTAAAAGAGGGAGAACTTGATATACTTGACGGTTCACCACCATGTCCACCATTCTCTATGTCTGGTACAAAGAAAGCAGGGTGGGGTAAAGAAAAGACTGCCTATGGTATGAAACAGAAAAACATTGAAGATTTGACATGGGAACAGATTCGTATTGCTGGTGAGATGAAACCAAAAGTAATCATCTGTGAGAACGTCAAAGGACTTACAATGGAATATGCTAGAGAACACTTAGTTCGTATGGTAAATGACTTTGAGGCATTGGGTTACACAACAGTTTATAAAGTTCTAAAAGGACACAATCACGGTGTACCTCAGAAACGAGAAAGAGTGTTTATTGTTTCTGTAAGAAATGATGTATTGGATAAAATCGGTGTACCATTCATGGCACTTAGTAACTTGATTTTTCCAGAACCAGAAGAACATGTCACCACTATTAAAGATGCAATTTGGGATATCCAACAGAACAATGCAAATGTTGTAGAATCAATTGAACTTATTGAGTCTATGACCAAGAGCGCTAAATATAAGTGGATGAAGAGATTACCAAAGAACCCAGACAAAGTGGTTTCTGTTGGTGACGATGTAGTTGGGCCTTGGTATGATAAGGTTATTGCACACAGAATTAAATGGGGTAAGACTGTACCAGAAAGAAAGAGTTCATTTTTTCAATCTCGTAGAGTTCCTTGGAATCAAGCATCTCATACACTTTCTGAACAGGGACTACAAACAAGTCTTGCAGTTCACTTGCACCCAGTAGAAGATAGGGTGTATACAACAAGGGAAGCATCGAGACTAATGACTTTACCAGAGGATTATAAATTCACTGGTACACTAAATGAAAAACTAGCAAGAATCGGTTTAATGGTTGCACCACTACAAATGAAATATCTCGCTGATGAGATTTACAATAACATCCTTAAACCGTATAAGGAAATAGAATAATGATAAACTTTATATTGAGTGCTTGGAGGGTTGTCATGGACAGTGATATGAATCCACTAAGTAACATTGAGAACTTAACAGTACGTCACATGGTTATGCAAATTCTAGCATGGATGTGGTGTATTATATTTACTATGATGACAGGTACATGGATGTACTTGGGTGTCAACGTGTTATTCCACACACTATTACTTGGGGGAATTACATTAACCGTAGCAGTGTTTGAAACTGCAAAAAGAAAACCAGAGTATTTTAGGGGGGAAGAATGAAAAAGATTACGGTAGAAAAAGACTTAGGACAAAAAGAAACATATGATAAATGGAACGGTAAGTTCCTAGATGAGTCTGCTTACGATAAAGTAATTAAGGTTACTGATACTGATATGGGAGTAATGAAACCAATTCATTCATTAGATGGTTCTGATGTTCCCCTTGCATATGTTATCACTAATGCCTTTCCACAAGAAAGTAAGATTAGAGATATTCTAACAACAATTGAAGATACATCTACAATGAGGGCAAACTGTTCAGGCCCCATCGATAAAGAAGAGATGTTGGCAAAAGGATTAGTTGAAGGACAAGACTACAAACTTAGAACACCTAATTCATATCACACTCGTACAAAGTCTGGTGGTTGGGGTATGATTGCATATTCAAACGAAATCCATTCTGTTATGATTGGACATAAACGTGGACGTTTTACTGGTGGTATTGATGTTTCTGGTTGGTGTAAAGACAACAAAGATAAGTGGCAAGCACTACAAGAAATTACTGAACATAATGAAACTGCATTTGCAAAGGCAAACGATGACATCTATAGAAGTCAGAAGTCTTTCGCAGAAAACAACATTCGTCCAGAGCATCGTATTGGTGAAGGTATTTTTACTACATTATCTGCTAATCGTTATTCTGCATATCAGTCTGCAAAGATGGCTGCACATGTAGACAGTGGTGACACTGATGCTGGTATGACAAGTATGTGTGTATTCAGAGAAGGTGATTATGATGGTGCATATCTTTGTTTCCCTCGTTATGGGATTGCAATTGACGCTCCAGATAATAGTGTTGTAATTGCAGACAGTCAAGAAGTACACGGTGTTACTCCTATCTCTGGTAAGGGACAACGGTTTAGTTGTGTTGCATATTGTGATAGACGTTTGGCAACAATCGGAGTTTATGGTAAACAAGAGAAATTGATTGGTAAGTATGCTGCAAAAACATCTGGAAATTTAAATGACTTTCTTGGCGAATAAGCCTTGACATTTGTTATGAAAACAGGTATACTGTAAGTATAGTTAATAAAGAGTGAGATTTACATTATGGCAAAAAACTTGAAATATCCTTTTAAACATGAGAAGGCCCAAGAACACTTTGAGGATTTCGCAAAGAAACCTGTTCTTGTAGAAGGTATGAAGTTAGTGGAGATGTGTTATGTAAAAGTAACAGACATTGATACTGAACATTATAACTTTGGGCGTGTAGAAGGAAAGACAGATTCACCACACATTTTGAAGTTGCGTACTATTTTTCGCAATGATGAATACGAACCACAGTTTCACGAACCACCAGTAATTACTAAAAAAGGTAAACTGGTTGCTGGTAAACACCGTTTTGTTTCTGCAAAGTTGGAGAAGGTTGAATATATTTGGGTTGCAATCTGTACGTTTGCAACAACTAAATCTTTACGACAATATGCAATTACAGAGAATTTGCGTAAGCATCCTAAGAATGAAGCAGACCAAGGTGCAGTGGTTTACAATGTTATCTCTGCTATTCAGGCAGGAGATTGTAACAAGAATGCACACTCTATTCGTCAATACTTGAAAGAGATTGATTGGAATACACAAGTTGCAAAGACTGTAGAATTGGTTCTTTCATCTGTTATTGATGATTACAAACAGACTACTAACCCTACTCGTGACGAAATCGTTGATGCAGTAATGGATGAGTATGATGTTGATGTAACTCAAGCACCACAATGGTTGGTTGCCACATTGCGTGGTGGAACTGGTGATGTTGCTGGTGACCGTCATGCACGTTTATGGTCAAAGGTTTATCCTTTGTTAGTTAAAGGACTTGATGTGAATGTTGCAGTTGGATTTTCGGATACTCTTGCAAAGGACATTCCACAGAATCGTGAACATATCAATGACAACTATGTTCAACAGTATATTGACCAATGTGTACAGGTTGCAGATGCATACAAGTCTGGTAACTTAGGAAACATTAACTTTTTATTCAAGACACAGATTGAGGGTGAAGATGGACACTTCGTTGAAATTAACTCGTAAACAGTTAGACCATGCAGATATTTGTTTTGCAGCAATCTCTGGTATTATGGAACGTGGTAAGTGGGAGATAACATCTAAGAAACGTCAAATCACACGACAGTTCTACATGGGGTGCGGTGGTTTTAGTTCTGGTTGGGTTTCTTCTAATGCACAAATGTTGAAGTCGAAAGACCGTTGTAAAGACCATTTCATTTCTCCACAGACGTATGCTTACTATTTGTTGGATAATTGGAACATGTACAATACATGGGAAAACTTTCTACCACAATGGATGTTGTGTTCACAAACTATTGCAGTTACCTCTGAAGAGAATAATGCATTGAGTGGGTTTACAAAGAATTCATTTGAAACTGGTAATGTTATCAAAGTAAAAACTTCTATTATAAATCGTTATTCAGACCTTGGAATTGATTTGTATCACGAACAGAAGGGATTGGCTATGGCAGGAGATTTATTTCCGATTGCTGTTCCAGAACATTTCTTAGAATATGAGGAGAGAAATCTAATACTATGATTATAATGATTGGTGGAATACCATGCTCTGGTAAATCCACATTAATGAGAAATCTAATTCAAGAGATGGGTTCGCATGAAGATGTTGAACCCATGAAACTATTTCCATGCCAAAAGCAT